TCGTGTTGGCGACAACGTAGTCGATCACCCACGACTCTGTGGCACCGTCAGTAATGCCGTATCCGGCTACGGTAGTCGGGGTGCCGGTGATGGCGTTCCAGTTGGCGATCCTGGCCTCCAGCGACGACAGGGCGACCGTGCCGGTGTCCTCGTCGGCCATGACTCCGACGTAGTCAGCCCATGCGATGACGGCGACAAGCAGTCCAGCCAGCGTCCACCATCTGATTGCGGTCCTGCGATTCATGGTCATGCTTCCTCGTAGTAGTGGGTCAGTTTCCCGCCTTTGTACTTGAACTTCATGCGATATTCGGTCCCGTCAGGCGCATAGATAGCGAGGTCTGCAATGCTGTGGGTGTGGGCGGCTGCGGCGGCACCAACCTGGGCGAGCGTTACGTTGTGTGGGTTGTCGGTGTTGGCAACATGTTCCGCGATGGCATCGGACAGGCCGGTTGATAGTTCCGGGTCATCTCCGAGTTCGAAGGAAAGGGGCGTGTAGTTGATGATTGCGTTGCCGTATCCCATGACGACCGAGTCGTCGTAGGCGTATCCGTACACGGTCTTTGGCTTCCGGCTGTCCTTAAAGAAGTTTGACAGGGCTACCGAGTTCAGCTTGAGGACGCCGGATTCGTCGGTCTGTGCCAGAACCTCGTCGGTCAGAGGGTTGGTCAGGATCAGGGAGGGGCTGGCCTCACCCTCCCCGTCCCAGCCGACGTCGTACTCGCTGCCGAGGGTCAGGACGCGGGAAAAGTAGATGCGCCCTTTCGTCTCGTTGATTGTGACGGTGACTGCCGTCGACATGGCGTCCTACCCTTCGAGACCGGCCTGCAGGGCGACCTGCTCCTGGTACAGCTTGTTCAGGGCTTCGCGGCTTGAGTTGCCACGAAACGCGACACCCATCGCCGTGAGGCGACGCTTCAGTTCGGCGTGGGACAGGTTGTCCTTGTCGCCATCTTCGACCGTTTCGTCGGCCAGGGTGGTCGGCGCGGGCCGTTCGGCATCCTCCGGCAGGGCGAAGCTGGACTTCACGATGTCGAGGGACATGGCGGATTCAGGCAGGTCGATGGTCTGTCCCTTTTTCCACAGCCTGTCGTGGAAAAAACACTTGCGGATGCATTGCAATTTCATGGTGGTATCAGATTCCTGTTGTTCCGTTCAGCGAAAGAAATCCCCATCCCCGGCCCACCTCGCCACGGAAGAACAGCGAGATGGCCGGGGTTGGGGGTGACGGCTACGTCGTCGGCAGGCCGATGGGCATGTCGTTCCGCACGATCCCCGCGTCAATAGCCGGGGTATTCGTGAACGCGGCACCCGCATTCGTGTACACCAGCTTGTTGTAGCGCAGGAGTCCCGTGGGAAGGACGGCCCCGTCCACCAGCATGGAACCCGCCGTCAGGTCGGCCAGCGCGATCGCGTCGCCCGTGTAGACGGTGGTCCAGTCGGAGTTGTTGGCCGAGGTCTGCCAGGTGATCTGCAGCGTCGCATCGCCAGCGCTGGTAGCGGTTTCGGTCAGCAGAACGAACCACCGCAGTTCCTTGTCGATGTCGTCGCCGTGGGAACGGAAGTCCAGCGTGTTGGTGGAATCCGTCGCGGCGTTCAGGGTGACAGGGATCTCCTGTGCATCCGAGAACAGTTCCTGTTTATTGAGCAACATGTGATTACTCTCCTTTCTTGATGGGGTCGGGGTGCCTTACGACACCTGACTGACCTCGTCCTCGTTGGTGTTCAGGCTGTCCGCGATGCGGACGGGGATGCCGAACAGCTTGTGGGGGATGCGTTCGTTCAGGTCGCCGTACTTGATCGCGTTTTCGGCGGTCTTGCGGCTGGCCCACACGGTGACGGCTTCCCACGTCAGCTTGTCCATGTAGTACACCTGCCGAACGCCACCGTCGTCGCGGACGCGGGTCGTCATGCGGCGCAGAATCTCCCAGTAGTCCGGGACGCCAGAGGTGTCGAACATCTCGTCGGCCTGGATGTTGCACATGCGCCCTCCGTAGCGGTAGTCGCGCACGTCCAGCCCGAGTTGCCACTCGAGATACTGGCGGTGGACTTCAGAGGTGCCACCGTCGGAGTCCGTCACATCGACGTACTTCTTGAACGGACCCCGCTGGATGCCGCCCATCGTTCCCTGCGGGTAGAAGCAGCGGATGGACATCTGCGACCAGCCGACCAGCATGATCGACCGCAGGGCCGCGGTGGACGCCTGCGTCGCGCTCTTGGCGTTGAACACGTAGTGGCTCGACACCGTGTCGTCCGTGGACGAGTCCGCCTGGTACTGGCTGAAGAAGTTGATCAAGCCGTTGAACTTCTTCGGCTCGGTCGTGACCTTGCCGTAGATGATGCAGTCGGCCATCTCGTTCATCAGGGCATTGGAATGCGCCTGAACTTCGTCCAGCAGCAGGGCGTTCTTGTTGGGGTCGCTGTCAAACAGCTTCGCATCGATTTCCAGCTTGGTCGCGGCGCGGCCTGCGGTGTTGCGGATTTGTTTCTTGCTTCCCTTGGAACCCTGGACACCCTCGTAGAAGCCGATCCACGCCACGTCCGGCAGGCCGGTGCGGATGGTCGTCTTGTTGGAGGTGCCGTCATTCGCTTCCGCGATGACCATGTCATCCAGCATCGGGTTCATCTGGATGAGCATGTTCACGATCTCATGGTCGAAGGTCTTGTTACCCTTCAAACCGGCCATGAGGTCGCGGTACGTGTAAACGTAACTTCCTCGTGTTGCCATGATTGGTTACCTTTCTTCGCTTTTGTTTGTTTGAAGGGCGACCCACACAGGTCACTCCACATCGGTAGCGGTGGAACGTCCTTTCTTGTTTGAACTGTTGATCCATCCGTCCGCCGAAAACTGTCCGTCATCGGAGTTGTTGCCACCACCGTCGCCTCCGGTGCCCCCGTCATCCATGACGGATCGACCGTGCGCGGCGAGTCCGCGAATCACGTCTGCCTGGTTGGAAAACTCGGGGATGCCACGAAGGGTATTCCATAACTTGCCGAAAATTGCTTTTCCGCCAACGTTGGCTTCCTTGGCAATGCGAGGCAAATCCTCACCGAACTCTTTCTGCGTTGCCTCGCGGATGGTTTTCAGTTGGTCCATGTGCGCTTTCTGCGCCTTGACCTGCTCTCCCAGTGCGTAGGCCGCGTAGACGCCGACCAGTTCGCTCGCCGCCTCGGGGGTCATCTTGTGCTTCATGAGAACGGGGGAGAGTGCCGCGATGGCCTCCTTGTCGACATCGATGTCTTTCCCGTCCGGCCCCTTGACCTTGATGGCCTCGGAGAACTTGATGACTTCTTCCGGCGTCGGGGGCTTGGCGTCGCCCTCATCTCCTTCGCCGCCGCCTTCGCCTTCGTCACCGGCCAACAGGGATTCGCCTCCCTCGTCGGAGCCTTCGCCTTCCCCTCCTTCACCCCCGCCCTGGCCGGAACCATCTCCGCCGCCTTTACCTGCGCCGTCGCCGTTTTCCCCGGCGTTCCCCTGTCCATCGCCAGCGCCGTTTTCTCCGCCGTCTGCGCCCTCGCCATTTCCGCCGCCGCCAGAGCCTTCCCCTCCGCCATTGCCTCCGCCGTCATCCGGCGCGAAAAACCTGCGGAAAATTTCATCCAGTCGCTTTTTCATTGGTCATTTCCTTTCGTTTCGATGCTTCGCAGTTCGGCGTTCCGTGCCGAAATCAGGTCATGCCGCTCTTTCCTCGCCAGCAGGACGAGACCTGGGGCGTGGATGTTGGCGACGGTCATCAGTTCAAGTGCGGCGTCGCGCCTCCCGGCAAGGTAGACGTGGTCATCGCCGCGGTGCGTGTGAGAGTAGACACCACCTTGGAACACTGCCGCCATGAAAAGGCGTCGCCCCGCGGCGGTGTTCAGCACCTCCTTGACATCGTGGGCCAATTGTCGGTTGTCCTCGTCAGCGTGGCGTTTCCGGGCGGAGTCGAATTCGGGGTTGCTTCTCATGCCCTGCCTCCTGTGAGGATCGCGTCAAGTGCCGTGCCGCCCTGTCCGACAGGAGTCTGTGAGAGGTCTTTCGCCGCGCTGGCCATCTGCTTGGCCTGCTGTGCCTGTGCCTGCGCCTGGGCCATCTGTACCTCTTGCTCGTGGCGGGCCTGGCGAAGTGCGGCGACCTTCTTGTCGTCGCGCACAACGCCAAACTCGACGAGGCTTGTGGCTGCAACGTCAACCATCTGGTCTACGTCCAGCTTGTCGACTGCGGAGGGGGCGATCTGTGCCAGCGACCCAGTGAATTCAGCGATCTTGTAGAGGCCGGTCAGCCTGGATGCCGCGGCCTGCTCGACGTGCAGGCTTGACACGTATTCGACCTTGAGTTCCTGTCCCTGCAGGATAGGCGGGGCTTCTTCAACAAGCCCCTGCTCGATGGCGATAGCGAACACTGCGTCCACAAGGGGGTTGAGAAGGTCGGTGTTGAGGCGGGTGAGGATGGGGCCGAGCAGGGCGACCTTTTCAGACGACAGTTCGTTGACCTCGCGGGCTGTCATCTGTTTCGGCTGCATGTTCAAGTTGATCATCAGGGCGAACAGGTCGGCGTAGAATGTCTGGCGCAACCTTTGTTCGGTGGCGTTGATGGCTTCCAGCAGGGGCTGGATCTGCGCCCGTGTTTCAAACATGCGGGTAATGGGTACGCCTCCCTTGCCCTGCATGTCCGGGTAGTAGGTGATGCCGCCTGCACCGGTCTGCAGGGGCCAGTCCTTCATGGATGCAGGAGCGGCCATTGCCGGGTCGATTTCCTGCTCAACGAGGGCGAGCTTGTCCGCTTCAAGCTGCTGGAGTTGCTTGGTGTCGCCAAGTCCGAGTTCGCCGGTTCCAATCCCGTAAACGCTGTTGTTGGTCCACCAGCGGGGGGCGATGATGGGGTTGTAGGAGAATGACCGGATGGCGAGGATTCCATCGTTGTGGTCGCCCCGTCCCTGACCGTCCAGCCAGTAGATCGACATAAACTTGCGGTCCTTGGCTATGTCTTTCACCAGGTCCGGGCGTATATGCTTCTG